ATCCTGCGTTGGTGCCATCGCACCAGATGGCGGCATTTGTAAAGCTCCCAGCATTGCTAAGGCTCGGCCCTGCTGCGAATTTGCCGCCAGCACCAACCTTGAAATTGGGTGAGCTGGTAACGTTTGTGCCAGCATTATCTGACACATCGCTGCGGAATTGGCCCTCCTCTCCTTGAAAATAGAACAAGGTGGACGCGCCATTGGCACGGCGCTTGAAACCTGACCCGTCAAAATAAACATTGTCGCCAATCCATGCGTTGTTGAGCGCGTAGCCTTGAAATTCCAGTGTGCCGAGCTTTAGGCTGCTGTTGTTTTGGTCTGGCGTGAGGGTGAGCTTGTTAAAGGTCGGTTCGTCCGTGGTGCTGAGGTCTTGGTCGTAAATCGGATCACTTCCAATAGTAGAAGCAATCCCGCCCGAAAGCTGAAGCGAATCGCCATCGTCGGGAACTTGTTCTCCATCGCCGCTGTCTAATGTTGCTTGGTTTGAAGGATTGACGGCGTTCCATGCGGCAAGCACAGTATCCACATCGTCCACGCCATCGAAGGCCAGCGTGATGCTATTGCCCGCCGTGCCTGCGGTGTTTGCTATAATTACTACTTCTTCGGAGAAAGTTTCGTTATCGCCAATGCCCGTGTAGCTGGCGGCAACAGCGGGTGTGCTTGCGAGATGGCTGGAGGCGTGGGTGCTTGCCGCTGCGCCGACATTTGCCGCTGTCGGCATTGCATGAACGTGATCCGCCCGCGCAAACGTGGACGCCGAACCGACTGCCGCTGTTCCGAGCGCGGCGGGAGTGGTTGAGGATGCTGATGGGACGGTGACGGTGACAGCGCCCGTGGCTCCGTTGACCGAAGACACGCCCGACGCCGGGGCTGCGCCCCATTCGGGTGCTGTTCCGCCAGAGTTGACCTTCAAAATCTGGCCTGCGGTTCCGATGGGCAGGCGAGCGGCAACCGTTGATCGATAGAGCATATCGCCCTGCTGCGTCAGCACATCGGCCTGCGAAGCGCCTGCTGGTCCCTGTGGGCCTTGCAAGCCACCAATCTCGATGGTCGTGGACGTGCCCTGGACAATCTCGATGGTGTCGGCCATTAGCGTGTCACCTCCGGGGAAACTGTGACAACGCCTTCCAATAGTCTCGTCACTTGCCCCCCGCTGCTGACAAGTTCCAAATCGTAAACGTATCTGCCTGCGGCGAGCGCGGCGGTTTCGGTGGCCGTGAGTGAAAGCGTAATGACTCCCGCGTTGGTAAGCGAGATGCGTCCGTTAACTGTGGTCAGTTCCAGCGAGGCCGTAGCCGCCGAGTAGCTTGTGCGAAGCTGCATCCGAGCTGTGTAGCCAGTGGTGTTGACGAACGCGGCGGGCGAGCCCGTCTTCCAGTTGATGACCTGGCTATAAGTCGCGCCCTGGGCGATTTGTAAATCATGCGAGGCAACGGCGCTCATTTTCCATTCCCTCCCCGCCGGTAGTAGTCCGCCTCAAGCCGCTCGACGCGCGGCGAAAGCGTGTCAAGAGCCTCGCCTTGGTTGCTGACTTCGGCTTGCAGCGTTGCGGCCCACCATACAACGGCGACTGTTTGGATAAGCAGAACCACGGCGAAGGACGCCAACGCAATGTTCACGCTGCGGCGTTCTTGGTCGCTCATTGAACCTCCTGCAAGATGCCGTTGGAGAAAACTAGCGTGTTGGTGTTGTTGGTTCCGACTACCGATACAGAACCGCTAAACGGATGGTTGGTGTTTGTGCTGCCCGACAGCGCCCTCATCATGGTTACGTCGCTGGTGTTGGTCAGGGCTTGGAGCGGCAGACCGAGGTTGGTGCGGGTTTCGGCTGATCCAGAATCAAATTTTATCTGTCGATAAACTCTAATCCCATCGAAACTATCAAAACGAGCTACCAAATTTCCATTTTGAACCAGCCCTAAGCCCCCTTGAATTGCGCCCCCAGAAGCTAATCCAGTGTTAGTAGATTCCACGCCAATACCAACGTTGTTTGTTAAACCTGCTGCAAAAACAACCCCGTCTGTCGCCCCCAACCCAATCGCCGTGCGGAAATTTGTGACGTTGGTGTTGGTCAACCATGTCGCACCGAGTGCGAGGTTGGTGCGGGTTTGGGCGGCTACTGCGGAAATCTCCAAAGAATTTGTTCCATCATATACAGAGATGCGCGGAGAAAACGTCATTTCTTCTAAATTGATATAATTTTCTGACAGAAAGTAACCAATAGTGCGACCTTCGGAAATAGTGATGTAGTCAGGTTCTCCTACTCGCTGAAATTTGATGGTTTCGTTTGTAAACGCCAGCGTGTTCGTCCCGCTATAAACCACCTGCCCATTGGTCGTGTTGTACCCCAGACTCTTGATTGTCTGGCCATAGACCCCGACCCCCAGAATCCCGAATACAAGTGTAAGTGCTAGTTTCTTCATCATGGTAATACCTCTGTTAGCGGGGTTCCGTCTGTGTCGATTCGGAGTCGGCGGCGGACTCCGTTGGAATCCCGCAAGATAATCCCCTTGGCCGCACTAGTGATCTCAATGTCATCCGACCCCACCTTGAAGGCAGCATCGTCCCCCTCCGCATAGGTTCCTGCGGTGGTTCCCGCCACTACGGGCTGGGGATAATATGCTGATAGGAATGCCATTATGTTTCGGGGTTCGGGGTATTGAGGTCAGCAACCGCCTCCCCACTCGCCTCCGCAAAGCTCGCCTGCGGCTGGCCGAAAGACTCCGCTGGTGCGGGTGTCGGGGATGCGGCCCAAGAAAGCAGCACGGTTTCTAGCCATGTCTTCGCGGCGGTCATCTGCGGGCCGAGGGGCTTGCCTGCTTGGAGGAGGGCCATCTCAAGGCGTTGCAGTGCGGCGATCTGGTAGGCGCTGAAATACTGCGAGACGATTTGCTCTGCGGTGAACGTCGGCACATACGGAACAGGCGGCGGCGGGATCACATAGTCCGCATCCACAGGCAGCGCGGCTTCGATAGCGGCCTTGACCGTGGCCTCGTCCAGCGCATCCAGTTCGGGGCCGTCCGCTTCGTAAATCGTTAGCTTCGTCGGCCAGCCATGCTCGCGCACTTCGATCTTGCCCGCCTCGTCGCGGGTTAGCTGGTAGCTCAAGCCGTGCCATGTTTTGCCGTCGATCTGGCGGGGCTGGTCAAGAAGGACGTTGTAGATGTCGGAGGAGTTCATATTAGGCGACTCGGTAAAATGCGGTGGCACGCCATTGGATCGTCTCGGAGGCCGCGCCCGTGACTTCCAGTTGCAAGGCTTCGTTGGTATCGTCGGCTGTGAGCGCAAATGTCCACGTTGGTGAGCCGTCACTTTGATCAACGCCGAGGGTCTGCACGCTGCCGATGAGCGAGGTGTTGTTGCTGCCGTCCCTGCGGATGCCGAGGAAGCGGCGGGCGACGAGCCACTTGTCGGCTACGTCCGAGCGGCGGGCGACGAGAAGGATGTCCACGGCGAGGGCGGTGTTAGCGGCGATCGTCATGCGGTTCGTCGCGGTCGCATCCAAGTTGAGGATGGCGGCGGTCGCGTTTGTCGTTTGCCCGCCCCAATACACCGAGTTAAACGGGCGCGTGGAAAACATTGACCGCAAGTTCGCCGTTGTCTGCCGACCGATGGCGACTGCGTTGTTGGCGGTGGCGCTCGCCAAGTATCCGCCGAGTGCAAGCGAGTCTTCTCCTGAAGCCGTGCACTCTTGGCCGATGGCGGTGGCGTAAAAATTTGTCGCGCTGGGCCTGTAGCCAATGGCATTTGCGCCCTCTGCGCTTGCCATTGCGCTCTCGCCGATCGCAATGGTGTTAAGGGCAGAGGCAAGTCTGCCCGTGCCCAATCCTCTGGCGGGTTGTATGCTAATGGCGTTTGTTCCCAACGCCGTGGTGGTCGGCTGCAATCCGATGGCAAAAGCGCCACTACGAGTCATTGGGTTGGCATAAACCAATTTGCCAGCGGCATCGTCCCAGACAACGGCGGGGTTGAAGCCGTTGATTAGGCCGCCGTCGTCGGCAACGAGATTGCTGCCCGATACGGAAAGCACATCTGCGGTGGTTGCATCTACTGCGGAAATGCCGCCGCTGGCCGTAGCCGTCAAGGTCGTGCCCGAAATCGACAGCCCCGTGCCCGCCTCCAGATAGCGCAGCTTGGATTCCGAATCGTCCCAGAAAACAATGCGGTCAGCGTTCGGGTCATCGGCAACCAGATCAGACCCCGACACGCTCAAGACATCGGCTGTGGATGCGCCGACTGCGGAGATGCCGCCCGATGACGTAGCCGACAACTCCCCCGCCGAAAGCGAAAGGCCCGATCCGATTTGGATCTCCTCGATGGAGCCTGCGCTCGCGGTCGTGCGGCCTAAAATTCTTGCGGTGGCTTGCGTGAGGCCAGAGGTGGTGATGGAGCCAGAGGCGGCGAAGGCTGTGGTGTCTTCTACGGCGGCGTCTCCGAGGCCAAGGTTGTCGCGGGTGGTGGCGGCGTTGGTGGCGGCGTCTACCCCTGTAAAATTAATTGAAAGCCCTGATTCTATTTCTGTTGCGTTAGTATCAATAAAAAATTTGCTGCTTTGAACATTTAAGATATCGACATTTAGCTGCGCTCCTGCCGCGAGTGTAAGGCCAGCAAACTCAGGGACATCCGTTGTATTCAAGTCTTGATCGAACACAGGATCGCTTCCTCCTGCTGCGTGACTTGCGGCATGAAGATTCGGGTCGCGGTCATCCGAAAGCCGCGCATCATCCCCAGCGCAAAAGCTCCCTGCCGCCGTGCCGAAAGAACCCGCCTCGACTACGCCGTTTGTGCCTGTTTTGAGCGGGAGGTTGGCGGTGGTGCCGATTTTGCCGTCATTGGTTAGGTTGCCGTGGGTGTGGGAGGCGGCGGCTGCACCTACGTCTGCTGCTGCCAGAGTTTTATTAACCCACAAGGTATTTCCTGTGTTTCGGGCCAACACCTGTCCAGCCGATGCGCTTGTGATTAATACATCATGGAGTTCATCCAACTCTTGCCCGTTTTGAATTTTTACAAAAATGGATCCCGCTCCAACGCTGTTTCCTTTAACCACAACACCCAAAAATACACCATGCTCTGGCTGTGTTGGTCGTGTTCCGACATAGTTTCCATCATCTCCAAGCCAAAGTATGGTTCCATCAGCAAAACCGCTTGTAGAGATGTTATTCAAAACACCTTCAGAAATAACAAATCCAGACTGACCATTGTCTATGGCTTCGGCGGTAAATCCAAATGTTCTGGCTGATGTGGTGTCGGTATCATTATCGGCCAAACGAACAGTGGTTCTTTGACCTTGAGATCCATAGATATAAACAACCTTACCCTTTGCTATGGACGCACCAGAATCGTTGTAGACGCGATGGATGGAAGATTGGCCAACGCGCATATTGACATTACCTCCCTTGAGAAGCATATCAACTGTTCCGTCATCGTCGTTCCAAACCATCTGCCCAACCGAGGGGGTTCCATCGGGGCTGACTGTATCAAATCTTACTCCAGCAAATGGTTGGATAGAATCCGATCCACCATCTGCGTGGGTTGATGCATGGGTTGCTGCCGCTGCTCCAATATCTGCTGGAGTGGCTGTAGCTCCAGTAGTAACTCGTCCTTTGGTGTCAACAGTAACTTTGGTGTAGGTTCCCGCGCTTACGCCCGTAGTCGTTAAAGTTGGATTGGGATAAGTTCCCGTTAGGTCTCCTCCTGCTGGGCCGCTTGGCGCTGTAGAGATGGTTCCCCATTCGGGTGCTGTTGCTCCGCTGTTTACTTTTAGAACCTGTCCTGCCGTTCCTATGGGGAGTCTGGCATTGACGCCTGTAGCCCGATAGAGCATATCACCAGTTGTGGTAAGCGTGGATTCTCCAGCACCGCCAGAAGTGCCATAGCGCGGAAGAATCTGCCATCCACGGGTAGCCCCCGTGTAGATCATCGTGAAGTAAGCTCCTTCGACGTTACATACTAAATTCTCTTCAATTCCCTCAATCTTTGTTCCGTTTCGGGCGATGGTCAGATTGTTGGTGTCGAAAGTATCAGAAAAGTCGAAGATATCTACCGCATCACCATTACTTGGGTTTGCTGGCAAAGTAAGAGTAAACGCCCCTCCAGATGTATCGGCAGCTATAAGGTCTGCCGCTTCTAGGGTTCGGGCGCTTGAAACTACCTCATAGTTGATATCGGGTTGCGGGCCAGTCGGCCCAGCGGGGCCGCGCTCAACGATCTCAATAACCTCAATCTCCCTCTCTGTTACCTCAATGACTTCTTGGCTCATCGGGCAATCTCCTGATAGACCTTGGCCTTACCAGTGGCGAATGCAATATAGGTATAGCCTTGGTATAGTTCGATTTCGTAGACGTTGTCTCCAGCCGTAAGGTTAGAAGCCTGTGTAGCGGTAATTTCTATTTCGATTGTTCCAGCGGTTCCGCCGAGCGTAATGCCACCTCCAGAGGTCAATGTGAGCAATGCAGCACTATCCTTGGCGCATTCCCGAATAACCATGTTTGCCCCGTAGCCAGAAAGATTGACTGGAACAGTAGACTTACCCTTGCATGACTTTGTTAGATAACGAAATTTTGCCGTCCATGTTTTTCCTTGGACGATTTCGATATCTCTTTCAAGTCTCCAGTAATTGGTCATTGATAGTAGGGAACTCTTACAGAATTGGTTCCGACATAAAATTCAATCCATCCAACAACGTTGGTTGTATTTGTTGGAGCGGAAGCATTGGTATTAAAACCAATTGGACGATGCATTTGCATGGCTCCTGTATTGGTGGTGATTAGCGTCATGACCTTGTTTGTTGTTGAGACAGAGTAGATATCGGCTTCTATAGCGGCATTGGTATTTGTGATGCTATTGGAGCGCGAGCGATCGGATGGCCCGATCATCATAAGGGCATTGTATCCAAACACGCTAAACACAGCAAAACCTTCGCCGCCATTGTTGGTTCGGGCGACACGGAAGCCAAATTGAGCAGAAAGATTGGTTTCTTCTGCAACCCCAACACGAAAAAGAGTTTCGTTGGAAAGTGTTGTGTTGGACGGAGACATGGCGTTCAAGATGCCTTCAAACGGGCCAACATTAGTTTTTCTTACATATAAGCCCCCTTCAAAATAAGAACCATTTTTTGCATTCACGTTAAAGGTGTTACTGCCATTTCCTATATAATTTGCAATATCGCCGATAATAGTTCCGTCACTCCAAATAAATATATTATCATCTTGTGCATACGCATCTACACCACCAACTAATGAATTATTTCCTTCCGCTCTATTATACTCCCCTCCCATAACTACCGAAAAAGATCCACTTGCTGTATTATTGCTTCCTCCTATAACAACAGAATTACTTCCACTAGCCAAATTATTTGCTCCACCACCGATAGCAGAATTGGTTCCGCTGCCAAATGAAGAAGGAACCCCAAGATTTGTGCGGGTGATTGCAGCGTGGGTGTTTGTCCCAAAAGATAAGGGAAGCCCAAGGAGTATACTATTTGAGCCCCCCCAATTAAGCGCAGACCCCGAAAAGGCACTTGTATTTGCCAAGTACAAATCTGTCACATTAACGGAAAGATTTGTCGATGCTTCTTTATAAAGCGCATACAATGCTAATGTGTCGAATTTAACAGCATTATTTGGCCCAAGCTCAATCGCTGTTCTGAAATTGGCGTTATTTGTATTTGTTAAGGCTATAAGCGACAATCCAAGATTAGTGCGGGTTTGTGCTGGCTCTCCAAAAGTAACAGCACCAGTAACAGATAGTGCTCCCAAAATATTGGCAGAACCAAATGTAACGGCATTTGCGGTTCCAAGCCCTATATCTGTTCTGAAGTTCGTCAGAACAGTGTTAGTCAACCAAGCAGCACCTAGTCCAAGATTTGTTCTTGCGGTTTCGGCGTTGGTTGCCCCAGTGCCCCCGTTTACAACAGCAATCGGAATAGCGAGACCAGATCCTCCAGCAACCCACTCAAGACCATTGGCGCTGGAATTTAAGGCAAGAACCTTGCTTTGATTTCCAGTATAGGACGGAAGAACGGCCTGTATGAAGCTGGCATTGTTTGTGTTGGTGAGGGCTGGGAGGGGGAGGCCGAGGTTGGTGCGGGTGGTTGCTGCCGCTGCTCCGAAAAAAAACATTCCTGCGGTTTGCAATGTAACACCGTTTGTCCCACCACTGACTGCTTCAAAGTATGAGCCGTAGACATCTTCATTAAAAGTAACAGAGCCGTTAAATGTGCCTACATTGAATGTAACATCATTCGTCGCCCCCAATCCAATCTCCGTGCGAAAGTTGGTGATATTTGTATTAGTGAGCCATGTGGCTCCGAGTCCCAAATTAGTTCTTGCTTGAGCGGCGTTCGTGGCCCCTGTGCCCCCGTTGGTAATAGCGATCACGCCAGAAGTAATTCCCCCTCCTCCAGTTTGTGTGATCCATTCGATGTCAGTTCCACTGGAATTGACAGCCAAAACTTTGTTAGTGTTTCCAGAGTAGCTTGGAAGTATTGCGCTTCTAAAATTAACAATATTGGTATTTGTGAGTGCGCTCAAGCCAAGTCCAATATCTGACCTAAAATTTGTAATGCTAGTATTGGTTAACCAAGCAGCAGAAAGCCCAATCGCGCTGCGAAATGTAGATGAGTTGGTGTTTGTAAGAGCGGAGAACGAAAGACCGAGACTAGACCTTGCTGATTCTGCGTTTGTGGCTGATGTTCCTCCACGGCTAAGAGTCAGTACTCCAACAATATTGGATGCCGCCAAATTGCTCAGAGAAGAACCATCTCCACTGACAATATTTGAAAGGGCGGAAGAAGAAGGCTGAAATGCGGATGCGGGATTTGTGGCCGCGCTACCAAGCCCAAGGCCAGAACGAGCATTAGAGGCATCGGCGCTCCAAAAATTGGTTGGCTGAACAACAGTATTATTTGTTCCAACCAACACATTGCGGGTTTGTCCGAAGCCAGAAACAACCAAGGCTCCACTAATAATAAGTGAGAAAATAATTTTCATTTTTACATTAATCGCTTCCAAACACGTTTTGTTCCAGCTTGGCTATCATAGTCACTAGGACGAACTACGAATGGTAGGTTTTCGGCGTCCGTTCCTTCGGTTAGTTGGTAGATGGCTGGCAGTCCGCTAATTACCAAAAAGATAACAATACCAACTGCATAGGTTCCACTCACAGTGTTGAGTCCATCGAGATTGGTTGCCCCTCCACCATCCAAACCAGTAACCGAAGGCTCTACCCGAAGGATATTAACACTAGGTGTTTGAATCGGGGTCGAGGAAACGCCGATAACACTGGAAGATGGGATAGGGATGCAGATCTTGCTCATTTATCGGGTAACCTCTGGTGAAATGATAACATTGCCTTGCAGGATTCGGGTTGTGACGGCCCCGTTGTATAGCTCAAGGTCATATACGGCCTTATCACAGACCGAGAGCGTTGCCGTGTCAGCAGCCGAAATAAAAAGTCGAATAGCCCCATTTTGAGATCCAAAATTTAAAGTGATTCTACCATTGCCAACCGCCGTGGACAACTCAAGAATTACTGCCTTAGATTCGGGCTTTGACCGAATATGCATCTTGGCCGTATATCCCGCAAGATTAACGGGTGTTGATGGTTCTCCCGTTTCATAAAACAGAGTCTGGTCAAAGGTTGCCCCTTGAAAAATGCAAATGTCAGCTTCAGCAATAGGTAGTTGCGCCATAGAAAAAATCCAGCGTAGAGTCTACCATTGCCTTCTCAAAGTCAAGGACTGTTTGAGTTTCTTGAATGATTCTTTGTTGAGCCGATTCTTTTCTTCAATTGCCTCACTTCCAGCCATGGCCCCGAATACCTTGCGGGCAACAAACAATCCTACTGCAAATGAGTCAAATAAATCGGGAGACTTTCCAATCCTCTTTTTCATGTCGGTCTTGGACTCAATGATGATCTTTCGGGTTCGGCGCACATATTTTCTCTGAGTCATCTCCCAAGCCAAATCGGGCGTAATCCCCTTAAGTTGCTCGCATTCCAAGAAATAACGAGCAGCAAAACAGAGTTCGGAAGCCATGTTGTGGAACAATTCCTTGCCGACTTGGGGTTTTCCAGTAGCCTCGTTTCTCATGGCGTATTGGGCGCTGACAGGGAGATCTGACGCCGCTCCCGCAAAACTTACTGCATGCCAACCTTTTAGAAGTTCTCGTTCTCCAATAGACCAAAAAATACCACCAGCCGAAGCGTCAACGCCCATCCATTGATTTGGTATCCCCAATTTTAGAGATAGATCATGGATTTGCTGGATCATCTCGTATTGAAAGTCTTCCTGAGACCCAGCCCTTCGGTTCAGGACATACTGTTTTTCAACAGCTATTGCCCACTTCCCAGAGATTAGTCGCCCATACTTGAGATGAGTGAAGACAAACCTGTCGCCTCCCTCTGTGTAGCTTGGGTCGATACCCGCGATATCTTTCGGGGTTCCGTCCCATATTGGCTTGTCCAAAGCCCCATGACGAGCCAGTAGAATATCAGAGACAATCGTGGAATCATCGGCATCTGCTGGAGGCCAGAATCCTCTAAACTTTCTCCAATATTGAGGATTAAGCTCTCCAAGCTCTTTTCGGGCCAAAGCCACATCATTGGGTTTTGGAAGGAATGGATAGCGCAGTCCCTTGCCAGCATCGAAGGATTGCTGGTTAGGGTTGTCTTTTTCAGAGTCAAATCGGATGCACACGCCCTCAATACCAGCCACCCGTATCTTCCAGTTGGGGGTTTCCTCATCCACGCTCATCCAGCCCTTGATAGGTTCGCAAAATTTTCCGTGTGGATCGAAGATGGAAGACGGGTTCCCAGCGCCGACGATATAGAGTTCTTGTGCGCCCTTGAACCCCCAGACGGCTTCGTTGATTACGGATGCAGAGCAGTCTTGTAACTCGTCTATTATCAACACGATACGACGATTTTTTTTACCTTGAAGCCGTTTCTGGGCATCATCCTTGTATTCGTCGCCAGCCGCTAGGAGCATGATGGAGGATGCGTCACTTACCCCCGTTTCGGGGTCGATAATAGCCCCCTCTTCGTCTGATAGCTTGATGATATCCATGGACTCAATGAGCCTGCCAGAGGCTAATCCCATGTTTCGGGCTTCGCGGTACATCTTGACCAGTGCTGCCCAAATACGCTGCTTGGCATCTATTTTACTCGTAGAAACCACAATGGTCATCGTGTTGATTGGATCACAGAACCAATTGACAAGCGCAAATGCGGCCATTCCATAAGACTTTCCTGAGTCCGTTCCGCCAGCCAGACCCGTCACGCTTCTGACAAATCTATTGCCCGTAGTTTCATCAACCTCATAAGTCTGGTTACAAAATGCTTGTGCGCTCAATTCTGCCCATCTATGCCATTGGAAGGTTGGCCAAATAGCTGAAACAATATTCCTGTAATGTCGGGACTTACCCAATCCTCCCTCTTCTGGGGTCAAGCCTTGTAAGAAAGCGTCCATCTCAATACGGATCGGCGTAATTGCCTGTCCGTCTTTGGGTAACCACAACCTACCGTATTTTTCTATCCCCTGATCAACTGTTGCCATTTGAGAAATTTCTACTAAACTAATCTGGATGCAGAAAAAGCGCAAGAGCGGAGAGCGTGATTGGGATGCTCCAGAAAACCGACTTAAAAAACAAAACGCATTTAGGCTTTATGCCGCTGGCAGGGACATGCCAGAAGTGATGAAGGCTTTGGAAACCAAACACAAAGCTACGCTAGAAAAGTTGATCTATAGTGAGAAATGGGATGACCATGTCAAAATTTGGAAAGATAATTCCGAAAAAGAAAACCTTTATCCTTGGGATATTGAAAGACCTATAGCCTTGGTTCCGCCTCCAGCCAAAATGGAAGAGATGGACAAGAGACGCAGGCTTGAATGCATCAAGGGATTTTCCATGTATTGTTCGGGGCGGACGCTGAAAGATATTGCCGAAGAACTAAAGGTCAGTGAATCAACTGTTTGTTTATGGCGCGATACTCAACGCTGGATTCAGTGCCGTGAGCGTCTTACCAACGAGCAATCTCCAGCCCCTTGGGAAGACGATGGTGTGCCTACCTTGATGTCGGAAATCACGGCATCACTAGAGACTATGAAAAAATCGATCAAGTTTCTAACTGGCAAAGTGTTGGTTAAAGCAGCTGATGCCGCGCAAGACCTAGACGGAATGGAGGCTCTTGGCATGATGCGAAACATCAAACAGCTTGCTGAAGCTGCATCTATCAACTTTTCAGAAGGCCCGAATCAACAGAATGCCATTCAGATTAATATTGCAACCAAACTGGAATCAATGAAGATTCCCGAAGACTCAACCTACGAAGCGGAACTTGTAATCAATGAATAGTCCAAGATTTTGCTATCAAAAAAAGAGCAGTGTTCCAGCAGGCGGCTGGTTGGTTAATTGTCCAGTTATCAATGAACCAGTTCGTGGAGGAGACTGGAGTGACATGGTTAACAACTGTGAGAAACTTCTAATCTCAAAAGGAATCACTCCTCCAATAGATTTTGTTTCACAAATAGAAAACAATCTTTGCGAAAGACTTGCTGGCGATTCCAACTGCGTCCCGTGTACCCAAGAAAAACAAACCCTTGGATTTCCGCAAATTGTTCGATGGGTCAAAGCAATGTATCAATTTGCTATCAATGGCAAATTTGAGCTTGTTTCCCAAGAAGAGGCAGAGCGCAGGGCCAAAATCTGTGCAGCCTGTCCCCATCAAATAGCTACTTCTGGATGTTGGGGATGCAAGGGTATAGCTGGAATGCTTCCACACATTGCAGGAGCCAGAAAAACTTCTTACGACATGCAACTCAAGGCTTGTGGGATTTGTGGATGCTATAACGCTGTGAGCGTCCACCTACCAGTTGATGTACAGGGCGGGGAAGGGTTGGACTTCCCAGATTTCTGCTGGAAGTCTAAGCAGGCTCAAAGCGAGTAATCGCTTTGTTGAAATACATATTGGCCACACCAGTAGGGCCGTCACGATGCTTGCCAACAATGAATTCCATGGTGGGCATTTGTCCGTGATCTTGGGATTCTTCACTATGGAGCATGATAACAATATCAGAGTCTTGTTCAATAGCTCCAGAACCCTTGAGATCTGAAAGGCTTGGGCGTCCTCCGCGCTTGTCGGGATCGCGATTAAGTTGAGCCAGTACCAAAACTGGTACTTTTAAAGTCTTTGCCATATCTTTGATGCCCCCGCTAATCTCCTCAACTTCACACACGCGATTGTCTTTACCGCGCTTGCTGTCGCCTTTGACCAATTGAAGGTAGTCAATGATGATGAGGTCTAGGGGTGTTCTTTGGTGGGCGCGGCGGGCTACAGCCTTGAGATAGCCGATAGACTTTGCCGAGCTATCATCGCAAATAATCTCCGAGCCTTGGATTTCTTGAACAGCCCGTCCTAGAGATTGCTTTTGATGCGGGGTTACTCGACCAGAAAGAATATCGGCAGCACCCACACGCGCCCGCGAGCGGATCATGCGTTCCATAAGAGCAACGCTTGTCATCTCCAATGAGAAGATAAGCACCCGCTTCTTCTGGTTAAGGGCTACGTTTTCGGCAATCTGAAGGGCGCTTGCTGTCTTGCCTACTGCTGGTCTTGCCGCAAAGACAACCATATCTCCTCCGCGCAAGCCAAACATTAGCAAATCGTCCAATGGGGTTATCCCTGTGCGAATGCCAATACATGGTTTTCCAGCAATTGTAGATTCGATGTTCTGTGCAGCGCGGTCTAGGGCATTGACGATAGAAAGCTTGTTGCCGTCATCGATCTCGTAGTCAGCCCGCATCACTGTGGTTTCAGACCAGTTCTTGAGTTCTTCGATCTTTAGTTCGCGGTCTCTGGCCTTGTGAACCATGTCGTTGGCCAAGTACTCCAATGATCTGCGGTAGCGGGCTTCCTCCAGCTTGGGGTAGTAGCGTTTCCAGTTGTTGTGGGCTACACAGGAAGTTGCTACTTCTGTAATCTTTTGTTCACCCCCAATGATGTCGTATTCGTTGGCGGCTTCGATCTCACCTTTGACATTGATGATATCGGCCTGCATCCCCTTGGCGATACACCGCATGATCGCCCGAAAGATGATCTTGTTCTCCTGTAGGTAAAAATGATCCTCCTTGATTGATAAAAGAATCTCGCGTTGATCCTCTGTCGGTGCATGACAGAGGCAGGAAAGGATTGCTGTTTCAGCCGATGGTTCGTGAATGACTTCGTGCATAGGAAGCGTTAGACAGCTGACTGGGCCTTTCGTTCACGCTTTCTTTGCAAAATCGCCAGCATTGATTGCCTGCGGCGTTCGCGCTCTTCTTCAGAGATAACCCGCTTTTTTTTCGCTTTTTTGAGCGGGGCTTGCTTGACCGCCCGCAACCTTTTATCTCTTGTAGTCAGTCCTACAGCCTCGCATAGGACTTGGATCGGATAGGGCGCTAAGTCGCTATCTGTGACTTCTAAACCCATCGAATTCGATGGGGTATTTAATCCCGTGGAATCTGACGGCATTGGAAATCCATCTTGGGCCATCTTGTGTAGCGACCCATCTTTGCATCCGTGGATGACCACGGCTTGGCTGGAGATCACTCTATCTGGGCAAGTGACTCCTTGAACTGCTTGGGCTTCGGGGTCTTCGGCGTAGAAAACAATCTTCCCGTCCTTCCACTGGTAGTTGACACTTTTCCAATAAGTGCGGATAAGCGGAGTATCGTAACCAATGGCCATAAAGTCCCAGCGGCAACGAACGTCCCAAGGTTCTGGGATCGTTCCTGCATTCTTGTAAGCCAAGTTGTAAGTGGACAAGGACTGTGCGGATGGGCAAAAGTCTAAGAAGTTAGGGGGATACACCGCGCTGCCCACAATCATCTTGTAGATATTTTTCCCATTGGACGCCATGCCTCCTTCATATTTGTGGCCCATGATGCCAAGTCTTTTGTGGTATTGGGTATCCAAGTCATCAACCCACCCTTCTTTCATCGGAACACAATCTGGCTCCCAGAAATAAAATGGTACGCCAGTGGCGTACATGGCAGCAGCCGCATCAGCAAACATTTGGTTCGGGCCAAGCGGCCATCCGTCAAACCCGTCTTGGACAAACATCTGATCCACTTCTTGAAAAGACTTTTTCAGTTCTTGGATGATGGCGTTGCAATCTTTAGTGCCTTGTTTGGTACAGACATAGGCTTTGTGACGCATATTGAGTCCCATGGCTGTAATAGCCTTGGCAGACTCCATGGCCAGTTCGGCGTCTCCGTTGTGGTAGGCAAAGACAATGTTCATTGTGCGTCAAAGTTGAGCGGCCAAGTCGGATGGACGGGATCCTCCAGACGCACTCGCACATTTTTGTATCCTTGTCCCATAAGTTTGTGGGCTTCCATCTCAGCTTCTTCCTTGCTGAGTCCGTGTTTGTGAAGCTCCACAACTTTCTCTCCGTAACACACAATGTAAGTTTTATTACTTTCGCTCATTTTTTCTTTTTTTTCTCTGATTGGTTGATGTATTTGGCAAACTGTT